GTGACAGACGTCCCGATAGTAATTGCCGGAGTTGTTGTCGCGTTGGCGACCGAGCCGTTTAATCCATTAGCCGTGGCAACCGAGACGGTCGTGACCGTGCCGCTACCGCCACCGCCACCACCGCCACCAGATGTTGCTCTAAGTGCCATTACAGACCCTCGCCCGGAGTAACCTCAAAAGCGCCAGCAGCGTCAGCCTCAAACCAAGCATTCGGAGGAATCCCGCCAATCACCTCAACCGAGCTTGGCAAGAAACCAAGCGTTGCCGCTGAGGGATTACCGGCTGTTGGAGCCGTCACGGTAATGGTTGGCGTTGGACTACCTGGAGCATTATAAGACCAACTGATGTATTGCACCGATGCGCTGGTGTTGCGAATCCGATAGCTCGATGGGTTATCGTTGTTTCTTGACGCCACCTGCACAGGAGACGTCCCAACAAGATACGTCGGCCCAAACGGCGTGAAAGGTGAGTTATACATTCTTGCCCTCTTTCGGCCAGGTAATGTTGAACGGATTGGCCTGAGTCGTGATGTCCCGCAGCTCTTGCCGATAGATCGCCCACGTCAGATTGTCCACCGGAGCATCAGCCACTTGCGTCCAGTCCGTGTCCTTGAGCATCTGATTGCGTTGGTTACGGATCACAGCCCATTGAGTGTCGACCCGCGATTTAAGCTCGTCGGCAGTCATTGGCTCAACGTCAACCAAGCAGCACATCCCGTCAAACAAATGCGGAGCGGCAGAAACCAACTTTTCAGTTGCGTGGTTGTATGGCTTCCATACGGAAATGACATAGTAACCCTGTTCGGCAATCTACTCGAGGCTTGGGCCACGGTCGCCAAACGATGTATTGGGAAACCACTCTGCATGGTCTTTGATGACCAGATCTTGATTAGCGAGTTGCATGATTACCTCGTTGGGAATGCTGCTGTTGGCGTCGTGATGGTGCGTGCGTATTTGGTAATCCGAACGTCTTGCAAGTATCCGTTTACAGGCATTGCCCCAACCCGATCTGCACCAACATACAAAATGCTTGTTTGATTGAAATTGTCCGTCACAGCGCCGCCGCTAGTGGCATCTACCGATCCATTTAGATAAACCTTTAGGTTCCCACTTGCGCTGCCAGATCGCACCACAGCAAAATAATACCAAGTGCCTGTAGCCAATGACGTTGCGCCGGTCAAGTTGGATGTTGTGTAGCTAAACTGGAGTTTGTTTAATACGGTTACGTTTACCGACCAGCCGGTTGTCGCCGTGCCTTTGCTTACAATGCCATAAACAACGCCGTTTGCAGATAGGTACAGCCATCCGTCAATCGTAAAATCGCCCGTTCCGAGCTGGAGCTGCAAATTGTCAATAGCCGTTAACCAATCACCAGTCCCATCAAACTTCATGCTCGTGGGCGACCACTTAGATACCGTGGTTGACGCCTGGGCATCTCCGACCGTGATCGCATTGTTTTGAGCCGCAGCGTCGTAGATCCCCGCGTTGGTGAAGTTGGTTAGGAGGCTGGTGTTGGTGATTGCTGTGACTGGTGCGGTAGGTGGCGTGAAGGCCGAGGTGTAGACCGCTGTGCCTTTGACGATGCGAAAATTAGATATGTATCCGGTAAACCATTGATTGCCTGTTCCTTGACTTCTGGCAATACTCAAAGTAGCTCCAGAAGTGGCGGGAGCGTTGGCGTTGGTTGCGGTCGATGCCGATACGCCATCTATCCAAAATGTGTATGTATTTGTGCTTCTTGTAATTGCAAAATGATGCCAAGCATTTAAGCTCGCGGTTCCAGTCAAAGTGAAATAATTGCTTGAACCATTTCCTATTTCAACCGTCCAACTGGCTCCATTATGGTAAAGCATAAAAATGAAGCCGCCATAGTTAAAAACCTGGTCAACAGCATTTGTGGTTGCCGTGGCATAAGCCCAAGTTTCAACTGTAAAATCGCCTGTCAAATTCAATGCTGTGTTTGAAGCAACAGTCAAATAGTCCGTGCTTCCATTAAAAAACCCACTTCCCCCATAAGCCGCAGCGGTATACGAAGCAGTCGGTGAGAACGGCTGGAATGCTTGGACACGGGGAGTGCCGGTAATTGTAATTGTTTTTGCTGTTGTGGCTGTATTTGAGTCAATGAAACGGTTGCTATAACAAGCCAACAGCGTCTGATTAGTAGTGCTTACGCTCAACGGGGTTGTTGATGGGGTAAAGCTTGAGCTGTATTTAGCCGTGCCATTTAGCACCGACACATTTGAAATGTAGCCTGTGTAAATGTTGGTCAGATTTTGAGCCAATACAAAATAACCATGGGTCCCCGTTCTGTTTGTTAACGTAGACGTGCCAGTAATTGTTTGAGAAACTCCGTTAACATACAAGGTTATTGCGTTTGCATTGACAGAAGCGGCAATATGCGTCCAAGTGTTTAATGGAATTGTTGTATTGCCAGTCGCTGTTTTGTTGGCTCCGTCATACCAAAAAAGTTGCAGTAGATTTGATGGGGTTATGCCAAAAGAAATGTAATTCGAAATATTTGTCGATTGCATATCCCCAATAACTGCCGGAGTCACGCCAGCAGGTGTTGCGGTTGCATAAATCCAACACTCAATCGTAAATGTCGTAACTGTTGCCCCTATACCGCCAGTGTTTGTGGTTGCATAGTTCCCACTTCCACCAAAATACCAACTCCAATACCCATTAGGCCAATACGGAGTCACAGATCCCTGCGTTGGGGTTCCGTTTCGGGTAATCGTAAAGTTGTTGGTGCTGGAGTCCAAGAACGTATTGTTCTGCTGCCCGTTAGTGCTGGTTGTATTCAACAACAACGGGACATACGGAAATAGCGTATCTGATGTTGGCGCAGCAGCCGCTGCTTGAGCTGATTTGGATGCAGCAAACATTATGTGTAGTTTTGTCCGATTGTGGCCCCGAACCAGCTAGTGCCATTAGAAAAAAACGAGAAAATGTCGCGTTTACTTGCTGTGCTGGTAATTGTCGGCGCCGTAGCCGCTGGCCACGATACAGTTGACCAAGTAACCGTTCTGCCGCCAGTCCCGTCTTGCGACAGAATAATGATAAACGACTTACCAGCGACTGCCGTTGGCATCGTGATCGTCGCATTGCCTGTCAGCGTTAGGTTCTGAACCGTGCCGTTTGCCAGATCTACCGTAATTGCCGTGCTGGTATTGGCCGAATACAACGTCTCAATGTAGTTCGTGACCGTTGGATTGGTCAGCGTCGCCGTTGTAATCGCGGGGCTGGTGCTGAACACTAAGTTGGTGCTGGTCGTGCCAGTCGCGCCAGACGCGGTATAACCCGTGATGTTATTGAATGCAGTAATGCCGGCTGACGTTGCATTCGTGCCGCCGTTAGCCACCGGCAACGCCGTGCCTGAGTATGACAGCGTTAGTGTTCCGCTCGTCGTTACGGGGCTGTTAGTAACGGTAAAGATACTCGGCGCACTCAATCCAACGCTCGTCACCGTGCCAGAACCAGCTGGAGATGCCCAAGTGCCATCACCACGCCAGAACGTGCTTGCCGACGCGCTAGTGCCGCTATTGAGGTTAGATACAGGCAAATTGCCGGTGACTTGGGTTGCCAAATTAACGCCAGACAACGCGCCGCCGAGCGTTAGATTGCCCGAGCTTGTGACGTTGCCCGTGAGCGTGATCCCATTAACGGTCCCAGTCCCAGTTACAGACGTCACCGTGCCCGCGCTTGCCGCTGGCGTTGCCCAGACTCCATCGCCACGCCAAAAGGTCGTGCCCGATGCGCTGGTTCCGCTGTTAAGATTCGTCACCGGCAGATTGCCAGTAACTCCAGTTGTAAGCGGCAAACCCGTTGCGTTGGTCAACGTCACGCTAACCGGCGTCCCGAGTGTTGGGCTGCTCATCGTTGGGCTGGTTAGCGTCAAACCAGCAATCGTTGCAGCAGTCGCGCCAAGCGAGATTGCAGTTGATCCAACTGTCACCGATGAATTGGTCAATCCAGCATTAGGAATCGTCGTTGCAGCCGTTACAGCGCTTGCGCCGTTGGCATACATATAACCCGTCAAACCCGTGACGGTCAGCGTGCTAAACGCGCTAGAACCCGATGCAGCGACCTTTTGCCAGGCCGAGCCGCTGTAAACCGCCCAGTCGCCAACCGCCCAAGTGCTGATGCCGTTTAGGTTAGTCGAGCCAGCAACCGAGACAACATAGTAAAACCCGAGTGTGCCTACACTCGAGGTCAGCGTTGGCGTGTTGGTCGAAGCATTCCACGTCCCCTGGTAGCTGTTGCTGGTTGTTGCAATCGTGCTAGCAGCGGTAATCCGGCCCTGTGCATCAATAGTGATCTGAGGGATACCAATTGACGTGCCGTAACTGCCAGCGGTAACCGCTGTGTTGGCTAGCGCAATTGTGCCGGTCGAGGTAATCGGACCACCCGTCAGACCAGTCCCAGTTGCGACGTTTGAAACGCCACCAGCAGTCGACTCAATGGTGACTGTGCCGCCCGGACCCGAATCGGTAAGCGTGATATTCGTGCCCGCCGTCAAAACCCGATCATTTGGCAGGCTTGAAGACGACGAAAGCACCACATAAGTATCAGTCGACGGTGCGCCGCCCGAGCTGATTGGCTGCGCTCCAGCGCCGACCAATGTAATAAAGTTTCCGTTGGCGTCATATGTTGCACCAACCGGGACCACGTTCTGCGACGTGACGGTATTAACCTGATTCGTCTGTGACATTTTTTATTCCAAAATTAAAGAGAAAAAGCCGACCCTGCAAAGAATCGGCTTTCCCTTTTTGCTGCCCCTGATTAGGGCTGGAACGTCAGATCGTAACCGTAGACAAACACGTCAACGGTTGCTGCGTAGCTCGATGCCGTAGCGACGTTAAAGTACAGGTTCTGTCCAGATTGAGCCGCCGTAGACGCCACAGTTCGCTGCGACACCACCGTTGGGCCAGTCAACGCCGACAACGTAGCATTCGCCACGATTGCGGTGCCGCTTGCGCCAGGCGCTGTGAACACGCCCGCAAAAGGGACAGTTGCGGTGCTCAAGTTGGTCGACGCATCAGCAATGATGACGTTAGAAACGCTGTAGTTGCCGCTGTTCAGAACCGGCAGAACGGTGTCGCCAGTCGTTGCAAGGTTTACAGATTGAAAAGATGCCAACAAACGCAGAGCCTGGTTTGAACCAAGCACCTGCGGATGATTGGCTACGGTACTTGCTGGTCCCGGATTCGCCATGATTTATATCCTTGTCGTTGATTGATTAGGCTGCGACGCGGCAAGCCAATTCGGGGTAAAGCATTGCCCAACCGTACAGCACATCGAGACGACATGGAACGGAGTCGTTATTAATTGTATATTGACGCAAAACACGAATGGACAAGCCGAGATCCTTGTCCGATGCACGTCCAGCAAATACAACCCCTTGTGGTAGCTCGAGGTCAGCACAAGCCAAGGTCTCAGAATTGCGGTGCATGATTATATTTTGTGGGCTAACCGTTCCGGTGTTGTTGAACGGGGTCACAACGGCGCTCGAGCTGGTAGCCGAAACCGTGACGTTCTGGAACTGACCTGCGGTGATGATCGCTGGCGAGACCACGACCGAAGCCGAGCCACCCGAGGAAATCGTCACATCAGCAGTCACCACAAAGTTACGCAGACGGTTGGAGCCGTAAGCCTGACGGTTCTGTGGGTTGACCGCAAACACGTTTGCAATCGTGATCACGTCGCCCTGCTTGAGCGGTGCCGCTGCGCTGGTAGCCGAGATGGTAATCGTCGACGATGATGCCCAACCGGAGGTGATCGAGCCGGTAAACGTCGCGGTGTTAGTCGTCAAGCTGGCAGCAGCGTATGAACCAAAAGTGTGGCTCACGACGTTCTGGTCCATCTTCCAACGCATACCGGCGCTGTCGGTGCCCATCATGCCCTTTTCGTACTGCTCGGAGATCTTCTGGCTAGGCATAAACAGCCCTTTCAGCGAATCAACGATGGTAGCCGAGGTGAATGGCTCGACGATACAAGCACGGCGTCCATCGCGTGGTGCGCCTTCTGAGTCCAGATAAGCCTGGCCGGTCAGATAGGTCAGCAACGAGGTGGGTGGCGTGCCGGCAGTACCGACAATATTAGCGACGTTGTTTTTTGCAAGAACCAGACCGTCACGGTCGATCTTATTTGCAATGGCTGCGACGCCCGGTTTGATAACTCTGTCAGAAAATAGGTCCAACGACAGAGCCAAGTCAGCGGTGCTGAACTGGGTATCAACGTGGAATTGGGTATTCAGCGTGACGGGAATCGAAGTCTCGTTGAAGTCCTCGACAGAGAGCGCCGGCCCCGTTACACCGATGAACCTAGCCGGTTTCCGGACATTCACGGTCTGTCCGATTTTGGCCCCTGATATAGAAAATTGATCATCATACTCACGGTTTACCTCGGAGGTGAACGTAAGTTCGTTCTCCAGAACCATGAGAGCTTCATTAGTAATCTTACTAATCGTTAAAAGGGTATTAGCCATTTCATTTCCTTCGCGTCATAGACGCATTAAATCTGTTTACCTGATCTTGCCGGCTTGTCTTGCCGCTTTCCATGCTGCGTAAGTCCCATGAAACTCCCCTTTGGAATTCACGAGAGTATCAGCGGTTGCGTTGCTTGACTTGATGGGGTTAATCGGGGCTGGTGCCTTGCTTTTTACCACAGATTTATCAGGTTTGCCAACTTCTGCTTTCTCAAACTTAGCTTCAAGTTTGCCAATGGCTCTCAACGCTTGCGCTGTCGACATTTCATTAAAAGCACGGGCTTGATCTTGATTAGATGCTAGGTGATACAAAACCTGAGGTCCAACGTCTGATTCTAATATCGCGTCCCGAATGTGATTCGGCACTACAACATCGCTAGACGACACCATTTCATCAAAATCGTCGATTTCAGCCTTTGCCGCTTCGAGCCGTTTGGTCCAGGTCTGCACGACCTTCGCCTGTTGCTCTTGCGCTCGCCTTTCTGAATCCTGCCTATCACGCTCTTTGAGTGCCCTTTCAGCGCTAAATTCAGCCAATGCCTCTGCGTATTCAAAAGCATCGGTAAATTGATCCGGCGTTGGCTTGGAATCAGCAACCGGAGCCTGTCTAGGCGCCTGTCCTTGCTCCAAAGCCGCCAGCCGTGCTTCCAGCGCTTCCCTTGCATCACGCTCACGTTGGGCGTCTGCCCTGGCCTGTTCGCGCTGCTTGGTTAACTCTGAAAACCGCGCCTTCAGCTTGCTCGGTTTACCTTCATTTTCTGTGGTTGGCGCTTCTTCTTCAGCCTCTGGCTCATTCTCAACCTCTGATTCGATTGGCTCTGCTTCTTCAACAGCCTCAATCTCATTGTCGGGAGCTAAACCTAATTTCTGTGCTGAAAAGTCTGCAAGTGTTTCTGACGTTACGACGGTAGTCGTTTCTCTTGGTTCTGACATGGTTACCCACGGATTTTCCCGGTGAAACGCGCCGGTACGATTGCGCTTATATAACCCGTTTTTGAATTGCTGTCAAAGACTAAGTTGTAAACGGTGATTGGCCCTGATCAATGTCGGACACAGCAAACTCAGCAGCCATCATTTGCTCGGCATTGCGACGCTCAATTTCACGTGCTAATGCGTCAATCGGCATATTGTGAATCAACAGGTTAACCAGAGCATCAATCTCGGTCTTGTTCTGACTCGTAATGGACCGAGTGTTCTGATCATTGACCTTAACTTCGGCCATTGTCTCGGTGTTATGCGCTCGAGCGGTGACATCCATGAGCTTGCGCTTGTTAGCACCTTCTTCCTTGATCTGCGCCACCTGGCTACGGTTGTTGATCTCGAGCTGCATCATCTGCATCTGCTGTTGCATTTGTTGCATTTGCTGCTTTGCTTGTGCGAGCTGCATCTGGACCTGTGGCGGTACATCTGATTCCTCATCAATCTGCGCTAGTGGGTTCACCGCCGCCAGCCGGTCAGCAATGATCTCGGCACCAGGGAAATCCATCTGTCGGAATACCAGATCGCCAGCAGCTTGGAACAGCTCTGGACTTGCACCGATGAGCGGCATCATCGCCTCGACCGCTTGAACGCGCCGTGATGCGTAGCCAGGACCCGTATCCATGCTGACGTCGTACTCGCCAACGGTCACGTCGTTCAAAACTCTCCCAACTTGGGAGGCTTCGTTAATGGTGATGAGATCTGGCTTGCCGTCCACGCCAATGATTCGCATCACGCGCTCAGAGTCGTAAATCTTTGGAATCAGATCCAGGATGATGCAACCAGTATGGGCAATCGATTTGGTCAAGTTGTCGTAGTAGTGGAAGTTGGTCATGTCCACTTGCTGCTGCTGGCCATTGAGCGCCTTCCCGCTCATGTTGCCAGTCGGCAATTGCGACGGATCAAAGATGCCAACGACCTGCTGTAAATCGTTGCTGACAGCCTCGGCAGCACCCATGATGCCCAAAGGTGGTGGTTCAGGCTGCAACCGCGTTGGAACCGGCGCCATCCGGCCCTCAATATCGGTCTGCTTGTATCGCAGCACCGGCGTAGCTTTGATGTTAGCCGCCGCCCACTCGTTCTCGTGACCCTCGTCCTGACCCTCGGCCAGCAACCACTTGGCTTTGGGCGCCAGGGCAATCGCCTCGGTCATCGAGGTCTGCCAGAAGTTGTACATTTTCTGGGGATCTTTGGCGTAACGCACCAGCCCGTACTTGATTGACTTGCTATCAATGACAATCCGACCACCGTAGACCGGCACGACGGGAATGTACTTACCTGGCCAATCCCGTTCCTCGAGGATCTCCATCGCGGTGAGCTTTACCCACTTGACGACCTTCTTGTAGCTATCCCGCTCGCCAACGATTTCAAGCCCATTTGCAGCCATGAACTCCTTGCTGGGCAGCTGGTCCTTGAACAGCCGAGATTTATCGTTTAGCAGGTAGAGCTTTGCCGGCGTGCGCTCAATGTAGAAATACTCGGCGATCCGCACGTCCTCCTTAGTGACCCACTCTGGATTGCTGTCGCCGCCTCCTCGAGCGGAGAAGTTGCCACCATCGTCAGCGTTTGGATATAGATCCCGAAACTTCTCCTTGCTCATGATCGTCGTGATCAAGCATTTTTCTTGGTCGGAACCATCCAGAGCCGTGCTGTTTGGATCGAAGTAGACGCTGAAAGGGTTTTCAATTTTGTCGATGTAAATCTCTTGATCAAACGACTCAGGAGACGTGTAGTCGGTCACCACGCGCCAATAGCCCCAACCCATGCGAACAGCGTATTCAAATGCGTTGTCGTAAGCGCTATCGGCATCGCTGTTGATCTCAATGTGCCGGCAGATACCCTCAACAACCTCGGCTGTTTCCTTGTTCGCGTAGCTGTTGCACGGATGCACCTTGATGCGGGGACGCTGCTGGCGCTGCTGATTGGCGATTTGTCGGCAATAGGCATCGAGCTTGTTGATGGTCAAGCACGGCCTGGCTTCCAGGTTGCGACTGTTTTGGATCTCCACCGGCCATTGGTCGCCGCTGACAAAGCGTAAATCCTCGAGCGCATCGGATCGGTTGTTGCTATCGGCTTCGCTCGCCAGCCGGAGGAATTGCATCGCGCTTGCAATGCGTGAATCTTCGCCGTCGTTTTGATAGCTCGCCATGATTAGCCCATCCAGTTTGTCGGTAGCGTAAACGTCTGTTGTCGCTTGCGTTGTTTAGGTTCGTTGACCATCAATCCGATGTATCTAAACGCATCTGCGCCGTGCGAATAATGGTCGTGAAGTGGTGATTTTGAGAATCCACCCGTCTCTGGGTCGACCTCGTAGCGGTAATGGCGCAAACAGGTAAGACCCTCGGCACAGGCTTCTCGGTCGAACCAACAGTTGTTGAAAATAGTTCGCGCAGCATTGATAGAGTCAGCAATTGGCACCCTCGGAATGATCCGGGTTTTATAACCCGCAGCTCTGACAATCTCCTCAATGGATTTGCCAGCAGCAGCAAGCGTTTTATTCTCGGCGTCGTGCGGAAGCCACAACGTATCGTAATGGTATCCAAAGGTCTGCAATTGCGCTAGGTAATAGCTGATTGTCTTTTGATTGTCCTCCATGTAACGCAACAATCGCGTTTCCATGCCCACAAATTGCAGAAACCAAATTGCGGTGGCATCAGACCATCCCAGGTCAAAGACTGCGTGAACCGGCTTGCTAGGATCGAACGGAACCCGTCCAATTCGGCCCTGAAGCTCGGCGTCCTGCATCTCCCTGGCAAACACCGCGCCGTCCACGGTCTGCCGGCAGATGCCCTCCCAGACGGTGTTGTAAGCCTCAATGTCCCGCTCTTTAAGCGCGTCCTTCTCGGCTTTCAGCGTCTCTGGGAACCAGGGGTTATCGCTCCAGTTGATCTTAGTGACCACACAGTCAGCAGGAGGATGCACAACAAAGCGTTGGAACGTCTCATCAGTCTCAAGCTCCGGGTTAAAACTGATCCAGATCTCTGAATCTTGTTTGCGGATTGTCGGGATAAGCACATTCCATGACATTCTGGATACGGATTGCGCTTCTTCAACCCAACAAATATCAACGCCTTCAAACGATTTGATGTTTGAGACATTGTTTTTGAGTCCAACAAAGAAGAATTCAGAGCCATTTTTAGCTCTGATTGACGTCTGGGTTATTTCATAGAATCCATGCAATCGCAATGATTCAATCTGGTCGCATAAAAGTTTATGCACCGAATCGCGGATTGATGTCTGGAATTCACGTGCGCAGAGAATGCGCGTTGGCTTTGATGCGCCGATGATTAGCAGCGCTCGAGCAATCGCCCAAGACTTGCCGCCACCTCGACCGCCGTACGCTACCTTATACCGATGCTTGTCAAAAAGTACCGATAGCTTCTCAGGAAACTCGGCGTTTGATACGGCATAGTCAAGTTCATTCACTTGGCTTGACAAAGGTAACCTTGATGCCCTCAACCGGCGATCCGTCTGGATTGCTCAGCACAGTCGTGTTGCGCTCGCCCCAACCCATCTGGGCCTTGGACCACCAGATCATCGCCGTGGTGTCGCCAGCCATCGCCTTGTTGTAAAGCGTGTCGGCGATGGAAGCGCTGGCTTTAGCCTTGCCAACGGCCAGCTCGACCTCGTAATACTTACGCAGCGTTGGAGCGCTGATGCCGATGAGAGCCGCGATCTGATCCTGCGGCAAGCCGAGTCCAGCAGTCTGCTCAACCTTGGCTTTTGACGTCTCAGTAGGAACGTGCGGAGGGATCATCTTTTATAGGCGAAAAAATAGGCTGATTAAAATTTCAGCAATTCCAGTTCTTTAATGATGCCTTGGCACGCTCAGCCGGACCTTTAGCGTTTTTCACAACGCCAGTCATGCGACTGCAAAAGCTCGCTTTACGAGCCTTGTCTGCGTCGGTCTTCGGGTTCGGCGCCGGTGGTTTGAGATTAGCGTTGTTCTTGGCGTTGTACTCAGCACGACCCTTCGCCGTCATACCCGCGCCTTTCTCGGTCGGGTTGTAGGTCTTGCCCTTCCCCGTGGTCTTGTGCGGGATCGGCTTGTCGTGCTTTGTAGCCATTACTTCTTCTTCGCCGGTTTAGCAGTCTTGGCAGCTTGCTTAAAGTCAGCAGCAGACGGTGCCGCCTTGCTGCCGACCTTATTCATCTTCTCGCCTGAGCCGGCCTTGATCCGTTCCTGCTTCGCGTTAATGTTGGCATAAAGGCCAGGTTTCATGAGTGGTTTTCAAAAGAGATTACAAAATCAACACCGTCATCCTCGTCTTCTGGCTCCAGCTCGCACGTATGCTCGCCAACGGCCAGAAACTGAGCAATGTGCTGGTTCAGCACGCGCT